CGCGTAACGTTAGCAGACTTCCGTCAAGTCGCTACCAACTCGGGAAGGTTATCTTCCAAGACGAATTTGAAAGAACCACTAATCTGCAATGGGAAGCCTACGCCACTGACACAGGCGGCACAGTAATCCTGGACAACACAAACCGTAGAGTCTTCCGAGGAGAAAAAGCAGCTAAGATAACAACCGGGACGACTAGCGGCTACAGAGCTGACATGAGACGCCGCTTTGGCCACGTGCCCAGCGGAAGGATGGCTATGGAATTCCTGTTCTCTTCACCTGAAACTAACACGCAATACATTGAGTTTGGCTGCTACACCTTCGACGGCGTCATAACCAAAGTCTTCGCGCTGAGGTATCATTTCGTCAACAAGAAATGGTACTACTACAACGAGGCTGGCAGCTTCGTCGAAATCCCGAACTCAACACAGGACCTCACAAGCCAAGAGCTGGATCTGTTCCATTACGTATTCTATTCGTTTGATGTTAAGAATGCGAAGCCGCTCCTACTTATCTGCGATGACCTAGTTTTAGATCTCTCAGCACTCTTGGCGAACTCTGCATCCAGCACCACTACACCGTATACGCGCTTCTACGTGAGAATCGCCACGAATTCAGCTGCAGCCACTAACATGTGGGTTGATGATGTCGTAATTTCCGAGCAGTGATGACCTTGAATACGCTCGAGCGTATCGAAAAGATACTTCACGCAAAGAAGGATCCATCCTTCTTTCTTTCCGATCCCTACTTCATCGGAGACTTCGAGCCCTATCCTAAGCAAGCCCAGCTCTTCATCGATTTTTACAATGGCGGGTATAAGGAGCTAGATGTTGCCGGCGGCCAGGGTGGTGGAAAATCGGCTTTGGGCTCTCTCTTCCTCGCTCGCGACGCATTCGAAATGCTCGTACGCGAGGATCCTGCGGGGGACTATGGCCTCTCCGCTCACTCGCAGGTGACTCTCTACGCTCTTGCTCGATCCATAGACCAGGCCGCCGACACAATTTTCGGCGAAGTAACAAACAGAATGCAAGCACCGTTCTTCCAAGAATTCGAGCCGAGGATACGCGAATTCGACATTACGTTCAAGAAACATCCTGATATTGTCATAGAAGCTGGTGGTGCAGTTTCAGCCGGTAGCCTCCTTGGACGCAACGTTAAATGCTGTATCTTCGATGAAATCACCTCGTGGGATGAAACCTTAACACAACGAGGTGGATGGAACGTCTACCATCGTCTAAGGAAGTCCACAAATCGATTCGGGTTTGACGGCCATATCATCGCGATTTCGATGGCTTGGCATAACAACGACATTATCATGACTCTCGTGAGAGACGGCAAGCAAAAACCTAAGACCATGACGGACATCGTTCCGACGTGGTCGATGAATCCAACGAAGCCTCTTAATTCCCCTGAGATGCAAGCTGAACTGGAAAAGGATCCTATATCGTTCTGGCGCGACTACGGATGCGAGCCTCACTCTTCCATAGAATCCTACTATCCGGACCGATCGATCATACAGATGAATTCTGAGAGAACAAATCTTTTAGAACTTGCACAACTAGGAATCTTCCAACCGAAGACTGACACTATGTATATATTCTCGGCGGATCCTTCCATTTCGAATGATAACTTCGGTCTTGCGCTTTTGCACTTAGAAAATGATATAGTCATCGCCGACGGACTCCTACGTTTGAAACCTACGGGGTCGAGAGAATTGAATCCTCTAGAGATTCGAAAGCTACTTTTCGACGTACTGAAACATTATTCTGTGCCTTTCTTCATTACAGACCAGTGGTATTATACAGAAGCTCTCGTGTCGATTCAAACACTAGGCGTCAGCGTACTGTTCAAGCCACTTAGAAAAGAAGAGCATGATGCTGTAAAAAACGCCTTCTATGAAAAGAAACTTGAATTGTGCTACTACCCAGAGATTCTCGACGAGTTCTCCAATCTTATGGTTCTTGATAGTCGCCGACTTGGCGTTGTTCGGAAAGGCAAGATTGATATTGTAGATGCTCTAACGAGAGGCTACTGGGCTGTTCGAAATCACTTGGAACAGAAAAGTTACGTTCCCGCATGTGTGGAAGTGATTTAATGCACCTACAATGGCCGATTACACGCAAAAAAAGTCTACAAACAGGTGTAGTATCAGGTCCTGCAGCGATTCAAGCTCTAGAATCCGCGCTGGAACCTCTCTCCAAAGCTACGAATCGATATGACGCCTACCGCGAATTCCTCCGAATGGATCCAGAAGCAAACAACGCCATTAATCGACTTGCCCTCCTTGTGCAGTTTGCTTTCAAGGGCTGTACAGTGGCTACTGGCGGCAAACAATCAGAAGAGGAAATTCAGTTACAAAAACAAGCTGATGCTGAGATTGAAGCACTAGACTTTCGTAGTCGCTTTTTCTATATCGCTCGTCACCTTCTTCGCGACGGAGATGAAGTTTTCGTCGTTCATTATGAGAAGGAAGGGGAAAGTAAAGGGATTGCTCAAATTCAGCCTCTTCCGATTTCGAAACTAACCGCTCTGGAGAATTTAGAACAAAAGTCTGATACCATGGCACAGATTTTTCACCCTGAGGTTTGGCTTCTTTCCGAAGGGACAGACAAGGAGCAAATCTTTCCTGCGAATGATAATCAGGTGGTTTATCAGATTTCCTTTTCGAATGAAGCCGAAGAGATCTATGATCTTAAGAATCGCTATACCTTCGGAGTTTGGTCAGAAAGCCCTTTGGAGAGTTTGAAAAGCCGAATCCTGTGGAAACAAGCAATTCTCATCACGGACATACTTTGGCGATATCGAAACGTACCGAGAGAGGTACATGAAGTCGACACGTCGCACATTAAGTTAGAGCAATTCAGTGGAGATACAGTGGATCAGAGAATGCAGGCTTATCAGACCGCCATTCAAACTTATCTTAGGGATTATGCGAAGGAAATCCAGAAAAAGAAAGTCGACCAAGGGTATGTCGTGACGAAAGGCACGAAGATCTATTACACAGAACCGAAGAGAGTAGCCTATACTTCGCCGAATGATATTATTGAGCAACAGAATGAGAGCATTCGGGAAGGACTCGGCTGGTACAAAATTGGACGAGGGACATTTGCGACAGAACTTGTTACGGCTTCTTACATCGTCCTTCTTCCTGATCTTCTCGCTTACAAAATCAAGAAGGTCTTACTTAGGTGTCTTCGAGAGCATCTTCGACTGAAATACAATTACTCAATGGATCTTCTTGATAAACTGGACTTGAAGATTCAGTTGGTTCTGGATATCCTTCGAGGGGAAATTGTCCGACAGATTGCAGTATTGTCCGCATCGAAGACCCATACGAAAGATGAGCTGCGAAAGAAAGTTGGAGACGAGCCATTAACGGAGGAACAGAGAAAAGAAATCGCCAGCTACGAGGAGTCGTCACAACATATTCAATCAGCGCTTGATATCGCCGCGACAGCTCGTCGCCAAATCGAACCGTCTGATGAAATTACACCTGAGTCGAGGAGGGAGAAACAAAGTACATGAGTGAGAGCTTCATACAACTACCTAGCGATGGTACCGGAAAGAAACTTCGCTCGATTCTGCGCGCTGACAAACACGAAGAAGTTCTCGTACCGCTTTCATTGGATGGTACGATTGATCTGAAAGCTCTCAACGACCTTGTAGATAAGCTTACCAAAGCCCTTGTGTCAATCGGATCAGACACTCTGCGGGTTAAGTCCGTCTGAAACAGTCGGACGCCTAGCGCCAGAAGGTGACTGGATCCCTGATACCGACGGGCGTTTTCTTGGTGAGCTCGTATCGCCGCGTCGTTGGGACGGGAGTAAGATCATTAATCTACCGGAAAAGGTCACAACTCTTCCGTCGACAGTTATCGTCGGAAAGGTTGTGTTTCTTACGACAGACAACCACATGTACCTTGGAAGCTCGTAGGAGGTGAATGTATGCCTGAGGTATGGAAGAAAGTTCTCTTAGAAGGTGATGCTGCTGTGCTTTCGGATACCGCTCCTGTTGATGTAACCAAATCAGCAGCGAGTGAAGGAACAGCTTCCGAAGCGAGTCGTCAGGACCATAAGCATGACATCTCGACGACAACTCCTGGCACGATTGCAGAAAATGCAACTCCTGCGGAGGGAACGTCTACCTCACTCGCTCGTGCGGATCACACTCATGGATCGCCAGCTTCGTGGACACCTGCGGCTCACAAACTGAACACTCATAGTAATCCAGACGGTGCTGTTGCGTTCGCTGGACAGCAAGCCACAGATTTGGTGTTACATAATGCAGCGGCTAATCCTACAGCTGTCCTTGGGAAGATTTACTTTAAAACCGGAGATCTTCATCCTTACGTCTGCACATCAATTGCATAGGAGGTGGCTACGTGAAAACTAAGGAGGATATAGGAAGAAAGGTGGAGAGCTTCCTGAGGGAACTAGAGGTATCGTGGCAAGATGATAAAACAGAAGAACTCGGCCGGTGCCATGATGACCTCGTCGGCCTCTTGAGAACATACCCTCGAATTGTCTTGCTGTCAGCAATAGAAATCTATAAACAGGAGCTAATCGACGAGATCCTTCAAGAGGTCAAGGAAAAGAAAGTTCCGAAGACTCCATGTGTTCAACCTACCGTATCGGTGAGTTGAATTGCCAGAAACCTGGGCGAAAGTAGTTCTCGCCGGAGATGAGACTACAGTGAAGACTACATTTTCGTTCGCAGTAGTGGGTACGCTGGCTACCGGCACTGATAAGGCACCGACAATACTCTCGCCCTGTACGCTTACAATTACGAAGGTTAAGCTAGTCGTAAAGACGGCGCCTACTGGTCAAGCGATAATCGTGGATGTGAACAAGAATGGTACGACGATCTTTACAACGCAAGCGAATCGGCCGCAAATCGCAGCTGGCAATACAACAGGAGATTCCGGAACTCCGGACGTGACGGCTCTCGCTGAAACCGATAAGCTCACGATTGACATCGATCAGGTAGGGTCCGG